AAACAACAAAAAACTATCCCTACACGAAGATATTACAATTTGCTGCCTCCAGCTCGTCCAGCAGTGCCAGTACGTCAGGATCGCTAACATCAACGACGGTTACACGCGATTTCACGTAATGCTCATCCGCAAAAGTTCGACCAGTTTTAAAATATCCATCATCCCCCTCGCCTGTGCAGGCATACACAATATGCGTTCCGGAAGATATGCGCTGCATTGACATTTCATCGCCACAAACAGGACATTCCGGCACCTGAACTGGTGAATAACGTTCACGTAATACCTGGTAATCAGTCTTACACACTGGCTGCCTCCTGAAAAATAACCGCATGTCCCAGTTTCTCCGCCAGCGCCAGTTCTGCCTTAGCGCCTGCCGACCGCTGCCAGCCTTTCAGCATGTAAATCGCATCCACGCAACGAATCATTGCCATACAGATATCCATGTAATGCGGCTGTGTCAGCCCGTCCGGAAGCGCTGCCGGATTCAGGACGGTATGCCCTTCCCGTTTCAGTTCCTCTTCCGCCTTGTGAAATGACTCACGGTTAAAATTTTCATATCCCGTCATTGGACCGGCGATATAAACCCTCACCCTCGCTCCTGAACCCTCCTGTCGAAATAAACATAGTTATTCACCGTGCGCAGCGGCATTTCGAATTTTTCCGCTATCTCGCGACGTGAAATGCCCTGCTCATGTAGCTGTCGTATCACCTCAACACTGCTCCGGGGAATTTTTACCGACTGGTGAAAATCACCCCGTAACATCATACTGGTGCCCAGCTCCCGTGCCTTCGTTCTCACTGCAGCTTCTGTTCGCCCGATAAGTACGCCAATGCTTTTCACCTTCATGGTTCCTGCACACTGCCGGAGTATCAGGATTTCAGCCCTGCACCACGTCTTCCAGTTGCTCACCGCTATTGTTCTCCGGTGACTGTAATCTGCTGGAGAATATCCCTGTGTTTATTCAGCTCCCGCAGCGCGGCACAGACTCGCTCCCACTTTTTAACATCACTTTTCGCCCGACGCAGCGCCAGGTTTGCCCTGCACAGAGAGGGGGAAATCAGCTTATCCGCTTTCGTTTCGGTAAACGATGACAGCGACTGCACAATGTCCGCCACGGTGTCTGTTTTAATGTCTTCCTGTGTTGCAGCTTCCTGTACTGGTAACGCAATACCTGCCGGCTGAGGCCTGGCTTTACCATCCGTTTCCGCCACGAATGCGGCTTCCGGCTCTGCCGGTAAATCAGTGCCCGGTATGCAGTAACGAAATTTACCGCCCTGATTCACGCGAATCAGACGTCCTTTGCTGATTGCCATTGCCAGCGATGAATTCGCCCTGCGGGAGGTAATCCCGAACATCAATGCCAGCTCATCCGCCGTTTGTGGGCCATGTCGTTCAATCGCCTCAGTCAGCATTTGCGCTGTCACTTTCGGTACCGGTGACGCCGGTTCACTTTCACCAGCCTGAGTCAGCCACCACATCGACCCCTTGTTATCCGCTTCACCACGGCGCTTCAGTTTCCACAGTTCATTGACCGCATCTTCACGGCTGATTCCAAGGCGCGATGCCACTACCTGTGAAGAGGCTTTTTTCAGTGCTTTCAGTGCGTCAAATACGGTTTCCATTAAAATTTCCTCCCGGTAAAAATTACTTCTCAACTCAAACAAACCCAGCCGCTTTCCGGCGTTCATATTCCTGTTTCAGCAACTCAATTGGCGTTGGCCCCGACGGACGTTTGGGTGCCGCCAGTTGCCGCCGAACTGGCGGAACACTCAGGCCCATACCAACATGCTTTGCCCATTTCGTCAGTTGCCGTTCTGCAAGTCGTTTTAACTCTCCCTCGGTCATCTGGCGCTCAATCCCCTTTGAACGCATCTCGAGGCAAATGTGATACAGCACAGGCTGAGACCACGGGTATTTATCGCTTCCGTCGTATCGCCAGGACTCGTTGCGCCAGCGGCGGTACTCCTCCATCACAGCATCCACCGTCAGACCGAATGGATTGGCCCCGCTTTCCGAAATCAGCGCCACAAACTCAGCCAGGTCCGGAGGCCATGTTTCACCCGCCCGACAACGCTCCATGCACTGGCGGCAGACCTGCCGGATTTGCCGCTCAGTCATCGCGCCAATCTGTGCAATCCAGAGCTTCGAAGGTGCGGCCCCGTTTTTCTGCGTCCAGCGGTTCGAATACACCTCCCCCATGAGTTCCCACAGCTTCCACGCCGTTTCCGTCGCTGATAAATCCGTTTTCACGTTCCCACTGCTCACGTGCTGCCCGGATTTCCTGAACTGCCCGTGATGCGGTGCCACCTGGTGCCGCTGCATGGCTCACCCCCTTGCTGACTGGTTTAACCTGCGCCCTGACGTGATTTACGTGACGGGCGAATTTCTGCTCCCACTGAATCTGCGTAAACACTTTCCCCTCCGCTGTCCAGTAGTCCCGGAAGGCGGCAAGTTCAGCGGGTGTAAATTCTGTCTCCGGCAAAGCCATCCCCCACAACGCAGCCCGTCGTCGAAAATCCCGTGACGGATACCAGCTATCGGTCATCGGAAATTTTCCGATGGGTTCGCTCAGGCCATCCAGGAATACAGGGGGGGCTGCCTGTAACGACAAAACTTCCTGCTCACTGGTCGGAGCACTCTCGCGTACGTTATGTGTGGGGTTTAGATCTTTGGGTTCCTTTGGGTTCCGTGATCCGTTTTTGGGTGTCTTTGATGGAAAATTTGGGTGTCTTTGGTTATTTTCCATGCAGCCAAGAGTTCCTTTTTTGGGTCTGTTTTGTGCTGAAACATAACCATTTTCGGTACTGTTTTTATTAACAGCACCAATTTTACCCACCTTTAAAGACTCCCGTTTTTGGGTGTATTCAGGCTCGGCAGCACTTTCTTCTACACCGATAAGTCGGTACACCACGATTTGCTTTGTTCGGCCTTTTCTCTCACCGGTATCAACAATTAACCCAATCTCCATCAGGTGTCGTAAGCTGTCCTGCACAGTCTTTTTGTTCAGTTCCGTTACTTCTGCCAGTGCAGATACAGACGGGTATGCACACAAATCGGCACCGCACATATCAGCAAGCCAGGTCAATACTGACTTACTGGATGAACTGCCTGTTTTCACCTTTTTAGCCCATCGTAGTGCATCGATACTCATACGAACCCCAGACAGATATTTGTTTATCTGCAAAGTAATGTTGGTACTGCTGACGATACGCACGCTTGAACGCAAGGGCTTTTTCTATAAGCTCGTCAGTCTCACGTTCCACAACAGATGGATCTGCAAAAAGCAGTCCGGACTCCACCACATCGCCATATTCTTTGTTTAACCCGGCGATCATGTACGTGATGCTTTCTCCGTCAGTGATTTCACGATACAACCTGAAATCACTGACCCGGATAGCCTCCATAATCGCTGGCACAAGCGCGGTAAACTTTTCACGCTTATCCCGGGTGTCGATTGCCTTCCAGCGTTCGAATATCTTCACCCGGTTAACGCCAAGCGCTCGCTGATCAACCGCGCCACCTTCAGATGTGACACGCTGAACATCGATGTTCGGGCGCTCTTTCATAGCCCAGAACGCTTCCGTGATTAATATCGTCGCCTGCTCCTGTGTCATTCCTGGTTGACATACCCAGGCATCCAGAGCTTCGCGAGCCTGTTCAGGTGTGATTTTCATTGTTCACCGCCAGTGATTCATTCGCTGTAGGCTTATTCCCACAAGGCAGCCCGTCGGTTGGGTTAGGATATTTATCAGGGCGTAATTCATGCGGAGTCACCCCCCAACCAAGCGCTTTACACGCAGGAATAACTTCCTCCGCAGGAACTCGTTTTTTAAACCACCCACTTATAGTTTGTGGTGTTTTACCAAGACGACGCCCTAATTCTGATTGACTCATAATCGACAGGATTTTCACTTGAGTGCTTTTTTGCATGTTTTTCCTCCAAACTTTATGATGGCAACGATAATTACAAATTTAACTTTAAATTTCAACTTCTATTTGTAATGCTGCCTATCAATTTTTTCTGTAGGATTGCGGGATTAGTTTACGAGGGGTGGCAATGATCTTTGTAAAACGCCTTCAGCAGGTGTTGCAGGAATTGAATATAAACCAGTCAGAGCTAGGAAGACGCCTTGGCGTGAAACCTCAATCCGTGCAAGGTTGGTTAAAAGGTGTTATGCCAAGAATGGATAAACTGGAAAAATTAGCAGAGATCTCACAACATCCTGTTCATTGGTTCTTTATGGAAGAAGAAACCCTCGACGACAAGATGGCTGTGCCCAGTAGCAGCCACCAACCGCAACTTACAGAACAACAACAAAAAATGATATCGCTTTTAGATGAGTTACCTCAAAGCGACGCAGAGCAGATCATTCGAGATATGGAGCAAAAACGCGATTTCTATAAACGAAAACTTGAAGAGTTACTGCGGCAGAGAAACAAAACTGCCTGATGCATTCCTCTTATGGAGCGAGCACCAGGCAAATAACTAACAGATTTTACAATCCCATCAGACTTTCCAAGGGGATACCGAATTGATTATGAAGGCGACGAATCATTGGTAGCGTAAGGCTTCGAGTACCATTCAGCACCTCATAAACACGATTTGTTTTTCCAATAGCGGGCTCCAAATCTTTCACGGTCAGCCCTTGCTGTTCCATGCGAAATCTTATAGCTTCAATTGGTGATGGTGGCTCAATGGGATAATGTTTTTTTTCATATTCCTCTATTAGCAAACACATTACCTCAAAAAAATCCCCCTCAGGCGTGTTAATTTCCGGCTCATTGTCGAACATGGGCTCAACAGCACGCAACGCGGCTTCATAATCTTGCTCTGTACGAATAGGTTTGATGTTCATGCTTACTCCAGTTCGATGGTATCAGCATCAATGGTATCGTATTCCTTATGGTTTCCGATGAATTTAACAAATACCCATCCTCGCTGATACGCAATTGCAACAATTAAACGGTAATGATTACCTTTTATGTTGAATACCACGCGCCGGTTTTTCAATATACTGGCCGTTCGGTATTGCGCCTTAATGTCTGCCGGGCTTTTCCAGTCAGCTTTTGCTGCCTCATCCACCCATGCCCTTAGCGGTTGTTCTGCATCAGGATTCTCCGCCCAAAAATCCCTGAGTGTTTTAACTGAGATGATCTTCATAACTGTATATTAGTCCCGATTTGGGACTAACGCAATAGTTCGAAACTACAAATTTAATGATAAATACATTGACTAATTAAATTTTAATTTGTAGATTGTATCCATCAACCCACCCCGCCCCACAGAACGCAGGGCAATACCTAGAGTTACCAGGCAGTGGTCAGGGGGTAAGTAGCCAGCCCGAGGCGTAAGAACATGACGGCAGGGTTCAACTTTAATAACTATGCAGCAGGTTTTTGTTCCGCTACCCCGGCGTTAAGGGG